GGTCCGCCGAACTGGCGACCCTGCAAGTAAAGGCTGCCGCCGACCACGCCATCGGCACGATTGAATAGCTTTTTGACATGATCGTCGAAACTGAAATTCAAGATCATGCTTTGAAGATTGCTGATCATCCTGATCAGCTCATCGATCATTGATTGCTGGAATGGGCCAGAAAATTCATCGCTCACATTCGGGAAAGTGCCACCCTTAAATATGGCCTCTCGGATGCGGTCGAAGATATTGCCTTCCGTATTGATCACGTCACCCTTTTCAGCGATTTCGACCAGCTTGTCGAAAACACCTTCGAGAATCTTGTCGATGATCTCGGTCACATAGTCGACTGTGAATGTGGGCTTGCCGCCGAACATTTCATCGGTGACCGCATTGATCGCATCCACCACCCCGGTTTTGATCGCGGTCTGGAATGTTTCCATCGTCGTCAAAATTGTATTCACGACATTCGCGATGCCCTGGGCAAGACCCTCAGTGCCCGAAACATCGCCGGGTCCGAAATAGGTTCGGAAAAGCTCGAACCAATCAAAATTGTCGATTGAGCCGTAAGTGCCGCCAAACAATCCGCCGAGTGCGAACTTGGGCAGCCGCCCGGAATTCAGTGCGTCGAAGAATCTAGCGCCGAACTTATTGACCGAGCTGGCGCGAATCACATATTCGCCATCGGAGAGCATTGCAGGAACCCGGTCAGCCGTCGGGCCGCCTGGGCCGCTTACTTGTCCGCCCGTTGCAAAACCTTCCACCATGCCGCCGTCACGCAGCCCAGGGATCAGGTTTTTCAGAAAACTAATGCCGACCGATGCAATGGCAGCCGCCGCGATCTGCTCGAGCGTCCGAACCACTGCATCCTTGAACGATGAAAAGCTCGAGAGAGCGCCAGAGAAGAATCCGCCGAGCGCGGATGTCAGATTGCCCAGGGCCGCACCGAATCCGCCCAGGGCCGAACCAGAGCCCGTAAACAAGCGCTTCACCGCTTCCTCGAAGTTGGTGACGGGCTGAGTGCCGAAGCAGTTTGTGATTGCCGACTTGACGCCGCCAGCTCCGACTAAATCTTTGACAAGCGCGTCTAGGGCGCCGGTCCCGCCGGTCACCTGATCGAGCTTGTCGAAGAACTCCTCCACTGGAGAGCCATCGAACGCATCGCGAACGGATTGCTCGAACTCGGTCAAATCGACCTGGTTCAGCTCTTTGATTTCCGCGTTCACTTTCTCGGTCGCGATCTGATATTCCCGCGCGTCGATTTCGCCCTTTTTATAGAGCGCGCTCAGATCGGCGAGCTTGTCATTCAGCTTTGAGATTTCGTTTTCGGTTTTCTTTACTTCGTCCAGAACTTCGCGCTGGGATGCGGTGAGCCCGTCGGCTGCTTTTACTGCGTCGACCAGCTCCTCGCCCAGCTCTTCCAGGCGACGATTCAATGTCTGGATTTCTTCACCAGCCGGGTCGAAGCCCTTATCGGTCAAAACCTGGATCGCGGTGTTCACCTTGTCGATTTCTTCGCGAACTCGGCGACCCTCAAATGTCACGCCGGTCAGCTCTTCGACGGTATTCAGCAGCGCGTCATTGAAATCCTGGGTCGTCGCCTCGGTGTTGTTCACCGTTTTCTCGAAGTCAGCGATTTCCTTCTGGAAGTCGACAATTTCATCGGCGCCCGTCCGCGCAGCTTCGCGCAAATCCTCGAGCGCTTCGCGGAATGCGTCAGTCCTGGCAGCGGCTCGGATTTCTTCGGTCGCCACATAATCGACCGTATCTCCGAAGCCCTCGAGCGGCGGATCGGTTTTCTTAACCGTATCCTTCAGATTGTCGACGGCTTCCTCGAAGTTGTCGGTTTCTTTGGTCGCCTTTTTAGTCGTGTCGGTATTATCTTCGACCTGATCCTCGGAATCGCCCAGGATGCCTTTGAAGAACTTGACCGCTTTGCTGACCTTATCCGTTATCCCCAGGTAGTCGTCGAGCGCCTCGACTGAATCCATTATCTCGCTGCGGAAGTTGTAGATCACCGCGCCGAGCGCGCCGATTCCTGCAATGAGCAGGCTGATCGGTCCACCTAGCGCCGCCAGGATCGCAGCCATTCCGCCCAGGGCTTTCACCAGGGCGAGAATCGCCGTCGTGAACTGGACGACCTTCATCACGACTAGGGCGCCGATCAGCAGCTTGAAGCCCCGCACAATCGTATCGAGATTGCTCAATAACCACTGAAAACCCTTCAGCAGTTTCCCGGTCAGCGGAACGGCCATCTCGGCCATTTTGTCTGCGACATCCTCCATGATCGGAGCGGCCTCGCCGAGCCCGTCGATCATTGCAGCCTGAACTCTCCGCTGGAGCAGGAACATCGCATCATTGAAGTTTTCGACCGCCGGGGCTGATCGGCTGTTGATGCTGATCCCCAGCTCTCGCATCCTGGCTTCAGTCTCTTCAAGCGATTCGCGACCGCCCTCGAGCATATTCACCATCGCCGCGCCTTCGGAGTCGAATAGCTTGAACGCCAGGCGCAGCCGATCCGCCGGGCTTTCGACCTCGGAGAATGCGTCCGCCAGAACCTTCATGCGCTCGGAGAGCGGCAGCCGTTGCAGCGCGTCAGCGTTTATCCGCAGCTCCTCGAGCGCGGCTTTCGCCTCACCCGTGCCAATGGCCGCCTCCGCCGTGCGCCTCGTGAAGCGCTGGAGAGCCATGTTTGCGGTGTCGCTAGATATCCCGGCAAGCTCTGCCTGGGTTTGGAATTTGAAAAGCTCGTTCGCCGTGACGCCGAGCTTTTGTGATGTCTTACCGAGAGCATCAGCAGTTTGCAGCGCGCTTTTCGCCATCAAGCCAAAACCGGCAGCACCAGCAGCAGCGCCCAGGGCAGCGGTCATGCCGCCCAGGCTGCCTTTGATTTTGTCGACCGCTTTTGTGGCCTGGTTGAGATTGCCTTTCAGCGAGTTGATGGCTTTGGATGTCTGATCCTTGCCTTCAAATACGACCTTGACGGTTTGGTTTGCCACTCATCGCCTCGCTGCGCTGCTTCTGATATTCCTCATCTTGTATCGTGAAGAATAACGACCATTCGATAAACTCATCGACGGACATTTCGGCCTCGAGCTGGGAGACGGTCATCCCCAGCTTTTCAGCCAGCACAAACCGGAATCGCCTGTCCGCCGACTCTCTTAGTTTTTTTCGAGCGCCTCGGCATCACCCGACATCACCTGATTGGCAATGCGTGCGACGACGTTGGCGTCGACATCATTCCGCAGCGCGTTTTTATCCTCAATCGTGAACAGCTTGTCGCCATTCTCGTCGACCAGCTTCATAATCAGCAGCTCGGCCAGGGTATCAGCGGCGGATTGCTTTTCCGTCAAATACTGCAAGCGACCCTGATCCTTCAGAGTAAAGGGCGACGAATAAGCCACCATCGGCCCATCCTCGTCGCCCCACTCCTCGATCTCGATTCGCTTTAACGGCTTTGCCTTGAAATGCTCAGTCGCTCGCTGGATGGCGCGCGACTTCGATTTCTCGGCGGCCATTACGCTACAGTGCCTTCAGTCAGCGCGCCGTCACCCTGGAGCGACAAAGAGGCTTCGACCAAACCGTCGAAAGAGCTGTTGATCGTGCGCCCGGTCACGATAGCCGCGCCAGAAAGCAAGTGATCGCCAGTTGTGTCGCCTTCGACCTGGAAATTGACAGTAACCTCGCTGCCGACAGTCAAGGCGCCCTGGCCGGACGTGTCAGTATCGTCGAAAAAGATATCGACTGATCCGCTCCAGCTCTTCAATGAAGTCTCGAACGTGCGATAGGTATCGCCCATGCTGGTCGACTCGATGGTGTCCATCGTCTCGTCTACGCTGAAAGATCGGATTTCCGCAATCGCAGCAGAGCCGACTTTCACGGTGCCATTGTTCCCCGTAAGTGTTGCCATTTAGTTTGCCTCCTCGGCTTTCGGTGTTGCGGCTCGATCTTTCGATTTCGCCTTCGGTTTTGCCTTTGCTGACTCAGTAGTCCAGCCGTTCATTATGAGCCGACCCGCGTCAAGCTCATAAACCGTGATCGGGTCGCCGCCGCCTGGGGGCCACACCTGAATTCGTTTTGCCATGTCATGCTCTCCTTTATACGGCGGTATCGACCGCATTCTCGAGCGTGACATATTGAACCGTCACGCCGATTTTTCCGATGGCGACGGGTTGATCCCCTTCGCCTGAGAAATCCGCATCGAACGACACGACCCTGGTATCTTTTGCCAGGCCGCCCCGCGTGATATCCGCCGCGAGTGCTTCTTCTATTTCCTCGCTAATTGTATCCAGATCGTCATCGAAATTCGATACCCCCTTGACAAATGCGTCGACCGTAATGGTCAGCGTTCGCACCTGAGTGCGCGGTGGGTTGATCGTCTGGACCTCGACCTCTTCGGTGTCGGTATAGATTGCCAAGCCGGGCAGCTTGTTTTCAGCCAGGGGATAAACCCGTGTCCGGTATACGTTGCTGCCGGTCGTCGCCAGCCCGGTCAGTGTCGTCACGATATTGTCGCGGATTTGCTTCCGAACGTGCGCCATTACTGTTTCTCGAGCTGGAGCATTGTGGTCCCGGTGCCGTCATCCATCACGACCCGGATAATGTAATTCGTTGAATTTACCGTCAGCGCGTCACCTTCGGCAGCCGCCGAAACGTCGCTGGTCTTGCAGTGAAAAATCGGCGCGCTGCTCGCTACCGGGACAAACCCACCCGCCTCGATGGGCTCAAATTCATCATCAAAAATCCCGGTGATATTGGCAGCAGCTCCGCCGCTTGGCGTATAGGTGGCCGTCACGCCGAAATCGTCAGCGCTGAAAAATACAGCTCGCTCGATATCGGTTTCGACCGCCATTTACTTCGCCGCTTTCTTTCTGGTTGCCTTGGGCTTCGCAGCGCGATTGTCTGCGTCGATTTGATTCGCTTCAGTCCATGCGACCGCGCGACCTCGAGAAATCAGCCAATGGCCGTCTGCATCGCTTACATCGAGCGCGCTCCCGACTTCCTGGTGTTCGCCCTTCCAGGCGATTGAGCTTACCAATTTAACTTTCATATTTACCTCGAAGAAAAGGCGCCCCGAAGGGCGCCGTGGTTTGCGTCTTAGGTAGTGACGTCCAAGATAGCCGCGAAGCTCTCCGCGTGACGGACTGCAACATCGATATCCTGGTACATAGCGATTCGAGTCGCGCCGGTGCTTGATCCAGTGTAAGGATCGACCAGAACGTCGAGACCGCCGAACATACCGATCATCAGATCGTTGAAGTTTCCGAAGATCACCGCAGAACAAACGCCAGAGCTTGTGCCCTTCGTCAAGTCAGACGGCACAAGCGTAGAGCTTGCGACGTTGTACCCGAGCAGCGTATTGGTGTCGTTCAAGATGAAGTTGCCTTCAACACCTGATGCCTGGCGGCTGGTTTGACGCATAGCGCCGACGACCTTGGGGTTCGTCAGGTATGCCAGGCTTCCAGATAGAGCGTTGTCGATTGCGACTTCCTTCTCGAGATCAACCAGCTTCGCGTATGTGATCGCTCCGCCGTTGGTTCCCATAGCAACCGAACCGATGCCGCTGGTTCCGGTGATGCCGGTGGGCTCGTTAGAGCCGCCGCCTTCGATAGCCACTTCGTCGATCTTCGCCGCGAACTGGCGGGTCAGATCGTCGCGGATGACCTGCTCGACACTAGGATCGGACTGCATGGACAGCTTGCGAGAGATATCGACATACTGCACCAGAGTCTTGGGTGACATCGTTACCTGGCGGAACGTGGGCGCGCCTTCTGCACCGGGCGCTGCGTTTTCAGCAACAAACCCGACTGCGGTTTTCGCGTTCAGCGCAGGAATGGCAACGTCGCCTTTCAAGCCCTGCATCATGCGAGCGCCCAGGCCAGAGATCACCAGGTTCGCGCGCAGCGCGTCGATGAACTCACCGCCCAGGTGATCGGTTGGCTTCAAGAATCCGCCGTTAGCGTCAGTGCCAGCAACCAGATCACGCTTGAAGATGCTTTGCGGAACGTAGAAGCCGCGAGGCTCTTTGCCGTAGCGCTTGGCAAGCTCTTCAGATACTTCGCGCTCGAAGCCGTCAAAACGGCCAGTTTGCGCGGAGCGGATAGCGTTGATCAGGCTATATTGTCGCTCTTCCTTCTGGGTCAGCTCAACGTCAGCCACGTCCAGAGGCTTGTCGGCAATCTTGTCCAACAATGCGCCTCGGAACTGGGCGAGCGTCATGCCCTGGCGGATAGACTCATCAGCGAATGATCGCTGATTGTGCTTGGCAGCCAGGCCCAGGATTTCGTTGATTTCTTTGGATCGTTCGGCAGCGGCTTCCGCGCGTACCTGATCCAAATCGATATGGTTTTCCTGTTCCATGATAGGAACCTCCTTCTCGATGGGTTTGATGGTA